GGATCAGGTCGTAATTGACGCCGTTGGTGCCGCCACCGCCCGTCATGTGGCACACGGCCGCATAGTAATTGGCGGTCTGATCGGCCTTGAGCCACGCCGAGATGGTCATGTCTGTCATCACATCGAGCAACGCAGACGCCGGGGTGATGAGCGTGCCGTTCGTGCCGAACACGGCCTCAGAGCCGTTGAAGGTGACGTCAGTGGCCGTCATATTGCTGACGCCGAGTCCATCGTTGCCATCGTTCTCGAGGTTCCAGTATGCGAGCAGGCCAGCCGGAGGAGTGAACCCCGCTTCGCCACCAAGCAGCATGTTGGAGCCAATCACGCTCACGCGACACCCTTGATCAACTGACAGACCGCAAAACCAGAGCTGCACACGTAATAGGTGAGCACGTCAACCGCTGAATTCGTAGCCGTCAGGGTCGGCACGGTGCCGCCGGCGAACTTCCAGAAGCTGTTAAACGCCAGCGTCTTTGGGCTCGATGCGTGCTGCGTGAAGACGATGCAGCCGCTCTGGCCAGCGACGGGGTTGGTTGGTGCCGCCAGAGTGGTGTCTTCGGTCAACGTGTGGCTGTAGTTGTTGGTCAGCGCGAGATTGATTGCGATTGAGCCAGATGAACTGGTCAGGACGGTGACGGCGCCGCGCTGAGCAAGGTTCCAACTATTGGCCGTAGTGCTCTGCAGTGTTTGGCCAGAGACGGGGCCGACTGTGGTGATTGATCCGCTTCCAGTCGCACCATTGAGATTTAGACTGCCACCGATGAGGACTTCGTAAGTGGCAACATTTATCGTCAGCAGCGAAGTGGACCCAGTGAACGCAGTGCCTGCATCAATGCTTGTTCTTGGGGTTCGGCCGATGACGAAGTACGCGGCACTGTCATCGACAGTGATGCCGGTGTTCGACGTGCTTGCCCAGGTGACAATCGCCTTTCCGATGCTGTTGGTGATTCCCGATTGGGCGTGAAGCGTCGTCGCGCCGCCAAGCCTGTCCCAGAACGTGGCGACACCGTTTGAAGCAAACGCGGTAGATGTCGCGCTGCGAATCGAAATCATCGTCGGCTGCGACGCGAGCACTCCGGTGATTTGCAATCCGGCGCTCAGAATCAGCGCATTCACAAACGTCTTGATTCCGCTGAACGACTGCGTGCCAGTCGAGACCGCGCCGCGCTGGGTCGACGATGCGTCAGGCAATGGCGAAGGGTTGAGGGTGCTCATTCGGTCACCTCCAGCTCGACTTCTCGCGCCGCCTCAATCACGCCGAGTTGCATTTGCTTGGTCAGCTGGTCCTCAAAGTCGCTGCCGAAGTCAAACGGCGCACGCACTGGGAGCCATGGCGCGCCAGTCTGATGAAAGCTCGCGTACTCAACGCCGATGGTGCCGAAGTTCAGCTGTCCAGCGCTGTAGTCGCGCATCGCGTTGCCGCCGTCTTTCGTGAGTGCGTCTTTCAGTTTGCCGGTGCGCTGCAGAATCGGCAGGCCGGGAAAGTTGATTTCTTTCCACGCGGCATACTTTGGCGAGAGCGGAGCCCAGGGGCCAACCACAGGCCCGCGGCCTTGCGCCTGAAACTGGCCGTCAATGGTCTTCTCGAAGAGGTCGATGACTCGGGGGAAAACGTGTTTCCCGAAGTCTGAAATCTCGTCACCGAGACGCTCAAGCGCCACGGCAAAGCGCTGTACCGACACGTCGCCCTCGCCGTCGCCGATGCCGTACTGAATCTGCAGGCCGAAGAAGCTCACAGAATGTCGCTCCTTCGGAATTGAGGCACCACGCTCGACATGTCGTCAGCGCTGTCTTGTTCCAGTCGGTTGCGGCTGATGTGTGAGATGGGGCCGTTGCTGGGTGCGTCGCCATTGTCGGGCACCAAATCAGGGTCTCCCAGCGCACTGGCCCCCTCCGACTTCAGGCGCGTCATGGCCGCGTCAATCTCGTCCTGAAAGGCCTTCACCGCGTCGCCATTCATGCCCGAGAGCACCCGCGCCAGGCGAACGCCAACCATCAGCGTCACAATGCGCGCGCACCACATCTCACCAATAGAATCGACCGCAATCGATGACGTCGGCACGTCGGCATTGAGCAGGCGCCCGGCTAGGTCTGCCGAGGCCTGCTCAATCCAGCGTTCGCACGTCTCTTCTGTTGGCGTCGACAGCGTGTCGAGCGGGTTGGACGTCGGAAAGCAATCCGCCATCACGGTTTCGGCTGTGACGCTGAACGTGTTGAGGGTTGCCACCGATGACCTCCGTTACGACATGGTTGCGACGTTGACGTTCACTGCTGCTGCCGCCTTGACTGAGAGCAGAATCGCGCTCGAGCTGTTCGGCATCACAATCACCTTCGGCACACCGGCAACCAGCGGCCAGCCGTAGACGGCGCTGGTCACCACGTTGTCGGCAGTGGCTCCGACATTCACGACACAGGCGAGATCGCTCACGAGCCGCAGAACGGCGCCTGACGGAATCGTGAACGACACCGCAGTGTCACTGTTGTTCTTGGTTGCGCCGGTGCCCGAGGCGATGACGCCCAGGGCGGTCGGCGTGCCGTTGATCAACAGGTCGAGATTGAACGACGAGGCAGGGCGCGACATTTTACTGCCCCGAAATGACGCGAACTGAGTAGGTCGCGCTGGCGGGGTCGATTGCGGTGCCCGCAGGACAGTGCCGCACCTTCACCGCATCAGCCGCGCTCACGTAGCACGTGAACGAGCTGTTGTCGGCGATGGCTGCCGGAGGGCCCACGAAACACGGGTCGCCAGCAACGGCGCCGGTGACGGTGATGGCCGACGAGTCGGTGCAAACGATGGCGCTCGACGCGAAGTCGATGACCGCCGACGCGCCGAGCGTGCGGGTAACCATGTTGCTCGACGTCACAGCAGCGGCGCTGCCGATGAACAGGCCGCCCTTCATCAAGCCAGGCTGCAGCCAGATGTTGCCGATTGCAGCGAAGGCCACCGTCGAGAACAGCGCGGCGGCAATGACGAGAATCTTTGCGTTTTTCATTTGGTTTTCACCTTTGGTTTGGGTTCGGCGGCAACAGCGGCGGCCTGTGGTTTCGGAATCTCAAGTGACGGCTCCGACACTGCTTCGAGGTCTCCCATCGATGCCGCGTCTGATTCCGAGAGTTCGACAAAACCGCCAGCGGCAACGAAGCCGCCAGCGGTCTTGACGCTGCCGTGGAGCACACGGTAGCGAGCCATGGTTACGCGACCACCGTGCGAAGCAGGTAGCCGGCCGCGAACTTCGTCGCCGCCGCTGACTCGACGTAGCCGTACGTGCACACGTACTCCATCACGACGCCCTGGTAGCGCATGGGGCCAGACGCGCCCTGTTTCTTCTCGTCGACGCGCAGGTACGTCTTCACGCCGCCCTGGCCGTACATCGCCAGCTGGCCGAAGCTCACGTCGAACATCGACACGCCGGGGTTGTAGTAGAAGGCGACCGCGTTATCGCCCCAGAAACCGCTGAGCGAAGCGGTGGCACCTTCGTTCGCCGTGTTCTGGCGAGCCTTGCCGATGAAGAGGTGATCGACGCCGAAGAAGGCCTTCAGGTCGTCTTCTGACACCGGCGTGCCCTTGGTGAACTTCACACGGTCGCGGAACGACGGCGACAGCTTCAGCTTCTCGACGGTGGTGATGTCAATCGCGAGCGCATTGACGGTGATGCCTGACTGGTTGCGCACGGCGATGCGTGCGGTGGCCATGTCGGCCTCGGGGTCGCCGTTCGCCTCGTTCCAACGGCTGCCGGAGGCAATCGCCGAGGTGAGCGCCGACGGGTAGTTACCCGAGGTGGTGGCCAGCGATGCAGCGATGGCCTCGCGCTTCATCAGCAGGCCGTGGGTAGCCATCTGAATGGGGCGAACGCCGTCGAGAATCTGGAGGTCAGAATCACGAACCAGCTGGGGGTTGATTTCAAACTCGAGCTTGTGCTCCTTCAACGAGATGTCTCGCGTGAAGCTGCCCTCGTTGATGATTTCGGCTTCGCTGTTGGTGGCGCGCTGAGTGTCGTAGACCTTCAGCTTGCTGGTATCCATTTGCGTGATTTTCTTGTTCGCGCGATCGACAGGCTTCGGCGAGAAGACTTCAGCAGCGATGAATGCTTTCTCGTCCTGCATGTAGTCGTAAACCACGCCCTGTTCGGCGGTGGTCGTGGTGAAAACGCTGCGATTGTAGTTTGCCATTGTGGTGTTTTCCTTTCGGCACTCGAATTACGAGTTGGCCGGGCCTCCGAGATTGGGAACAGCGAGACGAACGCGAATGAACTCACCGTCATTGCTGCCGAGGTTCTCCGCGAGACCAACACTGCGAGCGGTGGCACCGGCTGAAGTTGAGCACTTGCCCGAACCAGCGGCGGTGCACATCACTTCGGCGCCCAATGCGACAGCAGCGCTGACTTCGATTTCAGCCAGGCCTCTGGTCTGAATCTCAACGGTGTCACCAGATGACGCGTTGTTCAGCGCGACGCCGATGGCAACGTCAGTGATGGCCGAGCAGGCGACAACCTGACCGGCGGTGGTGTCCAGCTTCACCAGTCGGCGAGCAGTGATGCTGCCTCCGGCGATGCGCGAGATGACGTTCGACGTTTCGTAGTTTGAAAGACCCATGATTCAGCTCCCTTTGCTGATTGCGTCAGCGATTGATTTGTTTGACATCAGGACAGCGAAGTGCGCTTGACCTCGAGTCATCGAGGGACTCGCGGCGATCAGCTTGGACTTCTCGGCCTCGAGGGCGGCGAGAGCGTCGGCATACGGCAGAACCTTCTCAGCGCTCGACACGCCAACCTCACCCATCTTCACGGCGGCAGGCATCACCGCAGCGACGAAGGCTTCGGTCTCTTCGATGCCGTTCTTGCGGGCCATCTTCACCAGCGCGTCAACCTTGTCGGCTTGAACGTGGTGTTTCTCGATGAGGCGCGCGGAGAAGGCCTTGATTTCACCCTCAACCTTTTCGGCCTTCAGCTTCTCAAGTTCAGACTTCGCGGTGGCAAGTTCTGCCATCGTGAACGTCAGTTTCTCGGCCTTGTCGGTCATCTGCGTGGTGACTTCGGGGAGGGTGGCACACTTCGCCGCCATGTCTCCGAGCTTCGCCATCACTGCCGTGTCTTCTGCGTCGTCGGGGAGTCCGAGCGCCGCACAAATCAGCTTCTTGTCCATTGTGTAGCCTTTGGCCTGTGCGGCCTCAGTGGGTTGATGCGTGGTTGTGGTGTTGCTTGCCGCCACGCGCGGCAATTCGGTGAGGAATGGATCGTTGAGCAGGCCAGCCCCGTAGAACGTCGGGCCCTGTGCCTCGCCGGTGCGGGGGTTCATCGCGTCGGGCGCCCACTCAGGCGACACACACGAGAACTCTTTGGCTGTGATGAAAGCGCGGGCCTTGTCGGTCCACTCCGTCAAGCCGTCGAGTGCGTGCTTGCCGCCGCCGAGGTCGATGACGGCGAGGTCGACAATCCAGCCCGAGGCAATCTTCTGGTCAATCGGCATCGGATCGCTGCTGCTGCCGAAATGGCAGTAGTCGACCTTCAGTCGAGGGGCTCCGGCCGCCTTCCAGTTGGCGACCATCTTCTCAAGGTCGGCCCTGGTGAGCTCGAGCCCGTCCGGGAAGTCACGGCGGAACATGCGCCCGGTGAGCAGGTAGCGATTCCACTTCGGTTCCGGCCCGGCCTCGACGGCAAACAGAACGTGACTGTCGCCCTTCACTCTCGTTTTCATGATTCGGCCTTCCACTTGGTGATGAGCACGCAACGGCAGCGACCAAGACCTTCACAGTTGCGGTTGGGTGGCGTGTTCGCGATGTGCTCTTCGCTCTGAAACTCGAATGACTCGCCATCGAGTGACGCGCACGGGCCGCAGGTGCCGTCGTCGAGAATGGCCGAGTACTCCATCGAGTCGACTTGGTCGCCGTACTGCTCGGCAAACTCTTCGCGCCCAATATTGAACGCCCGCGTCGTGATGCCCGATGCCTCGCCACGGAATGCCGCGGAGTCGAGCGAGCGATTCAGCACGTTGCCGACAACCTCGGTCGGATCGCCATCGGTGCGAATGACTTCGATGGCCTCCTGCTCGATTGCCTCTTTGAGGCGTGCGGTGATGCGGCGAACGCTCACGCCAGTCTGAGCGCGCTTCAGCGTTCCGCCACTGTCTGCAGCGAACGAGACCGGCTTGATGCCAGGTAGGCCATCAGCGCGGTCCGTGAGAATCTCTTTCGCGCTGCCGCGAGCCCGCTCGTTCTTTGCTTGGCGGTAGCCCTCGGCCTCGACTTCAATCAGGTACTTCTCAACCACCTGCGTCAGCCGCGCGGTGTCGAGGTCGATATCGGCCACCTCAGAGGGGTCGCCGTCTTCCATCGCCGCCGTGATTTCAGGCAGCGCTTTGACCAGCATCTCAGCGACGACAGGCCGAACGCGCGACTCGAACGACTTCACTGCGGCGCCTGGTTGACCAGCAAAGCCGATGTACGAGGCCAGCTCGTTGAGGCTCAGCACCTTTTCGGAGTCACGCAGCGGTCGAGAGGGCGAGAAGTCAGCGACAGCAGAAAACCTGTGCATCTTCGGTGCGGGTGCACTCGGCTTCGCGTCTGCAGGCTTCTCGCCCTCCGACTCTCCCCCCTCCGCGTCCGAGGCACCATCAGCCCCTTCGGCTTCTGGCGCCTCGTCGGCCTCTGTGCGCGGAACCATGATTTCGGTGGGCAGGCCAACCATCTCGCGCATCGCGATTTCATCAGCGTCGGTGATACGAATGACGCCACCGGCCACGGCCTTCGTGATGGCGTCGATGCGCTTGGGCACGTCAAGCTCGCCCTTCTTCAGGCCGAACGTGATGATCGGGTACGCCGGCTGCTCGCCCCAGTTCGGCGCGATAATGGCTCGGCCCAGCCCATTGTACGCGCGCGAGCCGTTCACGACGCCCTCAAGCATCGAGATGACGCCGCTGAGAAACGCCGCGCTGACGCCTGTGTGCATCTCGCCGAGCGAGCGATTCCCGGTGTTGTCGGTGGTGCCAATGGCCAACATCTGCGCTGACACCTGACGCAGAATGACGGTGCCAAGCGTCGTGTACGCTTCAAGAATGTGCGACTTGTTCGCCTGTGGACTCGTCAGAAACTCGAGCTTCCAATTCGGCGGCATCACGACAGACGCTGACTCGTGGTACGTGAGCCCCTGAAGGTCTTGAGCCAGCTTCTGAAGTTGGTTGTCTGACAGCTCTGACGTGCCTGAAGCAGTCGGCACACCCAGCGCCTCACGCTCCGCACCAATCGCAAAGATGCGCGCGAGAGCCTGGCGAATCTTGGCGAGGTAGTAGACCGGCCGAAACGCCGAATAACCCGCGTAGTTGTTCGCGCTGCGGTCCCACGTCGTCAGCAGCACCTTGTTGGCTGGCAGCTCAATGTTGCTCTGCCACACCTGCCGCGCGCCGTCGTACCGCTGGCCCTGCTGAACGATGGTGACGAGGTCGACCTCACCATCAGCGTTCGCGGCCTCTCTCCAGCCGTCCTGTTGCACGGTCGACGGCAGGCGCTCAGCCAGTCGGCGAACGCAGTACCCGACACCACCGGGGAGCAACGGGTGACGACAGACGCCGTACACCTTCTCGTGAATGGCGAAGCCGGAGCCCAGCGCACCCTTGACGGCCTGCGCGATGAACTCGACCAAACGCGTCTCGAGCGCGTCGGTCAGGTTGTACTTCACGAAGTCGGCATGTTTCTGCGCCTCTTCGGGCGAGATGGCCGGGTGAACGGCAGGCTTCACATCAATCAGCGCATCGCGAATCGGCGCAACAACGAAGGCCAGTGCGGAGCTGATGTCTGGGTCTGTGCGTGCGAGTTCTTCCCACTCACCCCAACGCGGGCCAATTCCGTAGGCCAGCGTGTGTGTCAGTGCGGGGTTTGGGTCACCGTTCTGAATGCGGCCCGAGTAATTGGGCGTGCCTCCGACACCGACCTCACCAGTCGAGACAGTCTTGGTTTCGGGGGTGGTGAGCGCCACATACGAAAACGAAGTGGCGAAATCGAACGGTCGTCAAGCGACTACATCGACGCGGCAGCAAGTCCGGTTCTCTCGCCCGAAATCGCGAACGATGTCAGCGCACTGGCCGCGAGGTTGATTTCATCAAACGCCGCCGTCGCCGCATCAACCTGGTCGTCATTGGCGTCATTCACACCAGTGAAACTCGCGTGCTCCGTGACGAACGCATCAAGCCACGGCGCCGACTCAGGCACATGCACGCGCCCATCACGCCACGCATTGGCGTAGGCCTGCGAGCGAATCAGCTTGTCACCAGTCGCCAACACGGCCTTGACGCGCACCTTCGGAGCCATCAGGCCCGCGCTTCCCGCTTCAGTCGTCGACGTGTACCAGCGCCACGGCGAGCCCGGCGCCATGAGCGCCCACGGTGCGCAGAGGTCGCGGAACACCTCGGCCTTCACCTGTCGACGAATCACGTTCGTGATGAAGTAGTGCACGTCTGGCACCTCGCGCGTGTGCCCTCGCTCGTCGGTGACGATGCGTACACCCATCACCGCCGAGCGCATCTCCACGGCCACGCTCCAGTCTTTCGACGTCTTCGCGGCGTATGCGAGGTCGAGGCCGAATGCGCGACGGTACACGGCAGGCATGTCTTTGAACGTGCTGACGCCGTCGAACACCGACTCGCCGCGGGGCCTGGGCCGCCCTTGGTACAGCGACGCCCACGTGTACGCACCGACGCGCCGCTTGCGCTCCAGCATCGCAGCAAGTGGCCAGCGCTCGGGCCAGAGTGACTCCGTTTCGTTGTCGTTGACTGCCGGATAATGCAGGTGCTTCCAGCCGCCTTCCTTCTGGAGACGGCCAATCAAGTCATCAGTGTGCCAGCGCGTTTGAAACACGAAGATACTGCCGTTCCCAGTAGCGCCGCCCTCGGGGTCGTAGCCCTCGATACGCGTCGACAGAACGTCGTTGAACCAATCCCACACGCGCTCACGCTTCAGCGCTGACTCGGCAGCGATGCGGTCCTTCACCGAGTCGTCAACGATGGCGATGTCAACGCCGCTACCGGTGAGCGAGCCACCGACACCGCTGAAGATGCAGCCGCCGCCTTCCTCGGTCACCCACTCGTCGAGCTTCGATGATGCGAACTTGATGCCGAGCTTCAGGGCAAGGTTGCGCCCACGCCTCGACATCTTGCGAGAGAGCGATGCGCCGTAGGTCGAATAGCTGAAGCGCAGCCGTGGGTTGATCCACAGCGCCCAGACGATGCCATACATAATCGTCTCTGACTTCGCGTGTCGCGGTGGAGCGTCGCACAGAATGCGCTGCTGCTCTCCGCGCACGGCAGCCATGAAGGCAAGCACCAATTCAATCAGGTGTATCGGCTGCCTGTAGCGCGGGGTTACCCATGGAATGAATTCCATGAGCGACCGCCGTGCTGCCTCTGCCTCCCAGTGCCGAAGGCGCGGCACGCTGAGGCTGGCCTCGTTCATTTCTCGGATTCAACAACCACGCTCGATGCCTCGATGCGTCGGAGCTGGTCTCTAACCAACATGACAACCTCATCAGAAAGACTTGAGAGGTCCACCGTCTGAAATATGCCCGAGCCGTCCGGGTTCGAGACTTCAACCTGGCTTGGCAGGTCTTCAAGAATTGCCTTCGCCGCAATCAGTCGGTGCGACGGGTCGGCGGCCTCGTCTAGCGCCATCTTGATGAGCATTCGCGCAATAGCTGGCTGTGCAGCCTCACGCATCTCTCGCGCCATGCGCTGCGCGTCGGACATCTTGGTGCGGCCCGTTGGGTTGGGCGAGCGCATTCCCTTCACCCAGCTTGGGTTAGGCATACTTCACCGCTTCGTTTACGAGTAGAGGTGTCTTCCCTGTGGCGTCTTTATATCGCTGGAGCGCTACTGCGACGTACCCCGGATTGAGTTCGATAGCCCTGCACACTCGCCCAAGTTGTTCGCTGGCCATCAGCGTTGTTCCTGATCCAGAAAACGGCTCGTAGATTATGTCACGCGGTAGACTGACTCGCTCCATAAGCCAGAGCCATAACTTCATCGGCTTCGCGCATGGGTGTGCGTCTGATGACGCGCCTTCTGTGTGCACAATGGCGTCTGGGTGGCTACCTTGCCCGTTCGCCAGCTTTACGTCTTTTCCGTAGCACATGATCGGCTGCCAGCAGCAAAACCCCCACGGCCCACAGCCCGTTCCAGCAGGAGAAAACCAAGCCATCGTCCATGATGGCTTTGGGTATTCGTAATGATTCTTGTTGCCTGGCGTAAAAACGACGCGCATCTGACCAATCAGGGGGATAATGGCTCCACTAATGAGCACGCGGAGGTTCTCAAGCGTGTCGCTATATGTCGCATAACCGTTCTTGTCTGTGGAGCCGTCGCCGAGCCCATAAGGCGGGTCTGTCAGAATTGCCCAGCCTTTCGGGAGTTCCACCATTCTTGTTTGTGGTGACTGCTGTGGCATGGACTGCAAAGCACTTCCAGATTCTCTGGCACATTGTTCGTGTGAACATTGTCCTTGTGGTGAATTACAAGCTGACTGGTTTCCCCGCACCTGTTGCAGAGTATTTTTATTTAACACAAACACCAGCCGTTTTTGCTCCCTGTTGCGGCTGGTTAGGGGGTGGGTTATTTTGCCATTTCCCACTCCCCGCAGGGGAGGAATGAGAGAAGTTATGAAACCAACCGCAAAAAAACTAACATTTAATGGATGGCGAAGAAAGCTTGTAAACTTCAAAACGCATTGGGCATTTAGGCAAAATCCCGCAATCTGTAAAAGCGTGGATTACCAAATGGCGGTAAGGATGTTTGATTCCTTTAGCCTTCGCAATGTAGATAAGGATTATTTTACGGATGCAATGGAAAAACTACAGGAAAACATTGGCTATATAAAATTTTCTATGGAGTTTCCAAAGCCAAATCATAAGACAACCAGTGTTCAAAAGGATATGCTTGCTGATTGTCTGGAGATAATACGAATGGTCAAAACGGATATGGAAAGGGTGAAGGGGTGAGAGTAGAACAAATAGGCGATTGCACCCTATACCTAGGAGACTGCATGGATATTCTGCCGACGCTGGGGAAGGTGGATGCGGTGGTTGACAATAGCGGTGCGGTGGTGTTTAATAATAGCTATGAAGAGTCAGCAAGCAGGAAACATCCACAGGAGTCAGAAAGCCTCAGCAGTTTGGGAAGCCAGACGCGAGGATATTTTGGCTCTGTATGTCAACGGAACATTATCGCAGCAAGAAATGGCGGAACGCTACCAAATGGCTCAG